TCGATCCCTTGCTCAGTATCCCGTCGATCTGCTCGATCTTGCTTTTCGGCTTCTCCTTTTTCTCCTTCGGTGTCTCAATTTCATCCGGTGCGGTAGGCGCCTGGATCTGCTCCCAATAGATCCTGCCCTGGGAGTGCTTGAGCCAGACCGTGGACGTTGGCTCCCCAGATGGTTCAGTTGCGCCGGCCCGGCTGCCGCGCTTGGTGAGCATGAGGCGGAATATGCCCTGCTCAGCCTGCTCCAGGATGGCTGTGGCCCTTGTCCAGTTGGTGAGCTCGGACGATCCTAGGCCCGCATAGCTATAGTCAGAGGACCGCCAGTGGGCTTTGGCCTTGGGATCTGTGCTCGGCTTGCCCGTGTGGTGCACGCAGAGCCATGCCACCCCTGTCGCCTCGCTTATCGGCCCGATCCAGTTGCGAAGGAACTGGCTGCACACCTCCTGCCTGCTAATATCAGCACCGATGAATGATAGGAGCGGGTCGAGAACAACCAGATCGGGCCTGTGCGCGTCGATCAGTCGGCGGATGGACTGGGTGAACGCGAACCCCGTGTGCGTGGTATTGCGGACCGTGAGCAGGTTGGCCCTGAACCTCTCGTGCTCGGCCTCGTTGTTGAATGGGTCGATGCCGATGCCTGCGACAACCCCCTGGACCATCTCGGCCAGGTCACCGATATCGTTCTCGGCCTGCACGAGCAGTACCTTCAGCGGCCGGACTGGGGTGATGCCGAATGCTGGGCGGCCGATTGCCCAGCAGGCTGCCATCTGCATCGCTAGGCTCGATTTACCGACGCCGGACGGGCCCACCAGCAGGCATGATCCGCCGCGGCAGAGCCACCGCTGGCCGATGAGAGTGTTGGGATCGGTCGACGGTACGAATGCCAGCAGATCGTCGATCGTGGAGACGGTGCCAAAGCCCTCGGTCTCGATCTCGCCTTGCCATGCGGACCAGGATTCAGCCCCAGTGTTGAGCGCGAGCAACTCCTGCCGGCGGTCCCCGCGGACGCAGAACGGGAGCCGGGACAATCGGCCCGGGTTCTTGTTGGCCGGATCGTTGGCAAATCCAGCATCTGCTATGTACTGGTACAGAGTCTTGACTCGCTCGTCGTACTCAGCACGGTCTGACGCATCGACCTTGACCCATGCGTGGACGCTCTTGCCACCGCTGTAGATGATCGCGGCGCATGGGAGCCTCATGCGCTCGTAGAGCCTCAGCTGCTCAGCCGGAGAGATGCCATCGTCAAATTCGACCAGGGCATGCCGGTACGCTGTCACATCGGCATCTTTAGTCCCACCGACTCGGTAGGGGTTGAGGGCAATGTAGATGCCGGTCTTGTCGCGGCTGCTGAATATGCCATTGGGGTCGCCCCCTGTTGTCGACAGCTTGCGCAGCCACTCCTCGCGAGAGAGGCACGGGCCGGCGCCATCAGGCTCCTCGCCATCGCCGTCGGGCTTGAGCCGGGCAGGGGAGATGCGCACACCCTCGCCTGGACGAAACACCGTCTCGATCAGCAACCGTGCGCCATCGTGTATCGGCTCGGGCAACTCATCGGTGCCGCTGAGATCGTAGACCTTTCTCACGGGCTTGGGGGTAGGCGTGGCGTTGGATGGCTTGGTAGTGTGAGTGTAGCCGGCGGAGCTCTGGTGCTTTTCCTGGTGTCTTTTGGATAGCTTGTGGCCCCGCGGCTTCTGGTGCGGGGATCGGATTGCGTCCTCGATTTTGTGCTGCAGTTCGCGATCGGACCAGGGAGGTTGGCAGGACTGATTCCAGCCTGCCAGAACGCGGGCGGCGTCATCGGCATCGAGAGCAAATCCGTTGACCACCTCGCACACGATCCCGAACGCTGTGTCATGTCCGTGCTGTCCGCTGATTGCCGGCGGGCATTTGGCGACGTATCGGGCAGCCTGGTCAAGGTTGCTGGGATTGCTCATTGATCTGGTCTGAGAGTGCGACTATTGCTCTGGCGAGGCAGTATATCGCGTAGTGCATCGGATCAATTCCTTTGGGCGCCTTTCCGTCGAGCGCATCGCAGGCGATTTGCGCGTTGAGCTGGCATCGGTACGCTGCCCATTCAGCTTTGGTCTTTGGCTTCGGCTTCGATTTCATGGATGATCCTCTCCAGGTACACAGCAAGATCCATAGCCTCCTCCTGCGCGTGCTTGAGCCAGCCTGCTAGCGAAATGTCTCTCCGCTCCATCGTGGTCCCATACTTCTTGCGGCCCGCGGCACGGCGCTTCCTGATTTTCGCGATTACGCGGTCTTCGGTGGTCATGTCAGTCCCATTTCCTTCGCGTGTTGTTTCATTCCGTCCCTGATGCGACGGAACGCTCTGCGCTCGGCCTGGTGTACCGCCTGGCGCGAGATGCCAAGGATCTTGCTGACCTGTGTGCTGGTGCGGATTTGGAGCAGGCCGAAGCGTTTGAAGCTGTCGGATCTCATTTCCCCTCCTCCGCCTCCCGAGCCAACTCGAGGAGCCGCGCCGCGATCTCGCGAGCCTCGGCTGGTGTCAGCGTCACCCTGGCGTATTCGTCGCTTGGACTGGGGATTAACGATTTGAGTGTGAGCAATACTAGTTCTCCGCTTAGTGATCGCTTTGCTCCCCATGCCTGGGCCTGGGGGTGAGTCGAGAGCATTCGTGTCATCACAGTGTCGTCAATTCACGCACCCCGAGCCGCTGAATTCGAAACCGGCCCAGGGTGCGATCCCGGGTCCAACCGGGAAAGCTGCTCATCAACCACAGCGTCAAATGCGTTGCCGTCAATCGTGCCCCACTTGATGTCCGCAAACTGAAGCGGCCGCAGTCTCTTGACGTGTGCGTATCGGGCACGGTCCATCTCCCACAGATGCCGCTCGTTGCGCGCCTCCCGCAACTCGACGTTGAGCCGCTGGATCTCGTTGAGTTGCTCTGTGCATCGGTGCCCAAGGCAGTTGAGGCAAAGTCCGTGCCGCAGATTGCTCGGAGATGCTGAGGTGTTACAGGTTGTGCAGTTCATGATCGTTTCCATTTCACGTTCGGAGTATGCCAGATGTGCCGACATTGCCATGCCCAGCACATCCACCGGGTTTCTCTCCCGCGATTTTCATTTCTGGAAATGACTACACCATGGCATCCGCATACCGGACAGCGGGCGCTTGGTGGCTTAGTTCCATGCGGCTTCACCTTTTCACCTCGATCTTGCGACCGCAGAACGGGCAGCAGACCCACGATAAGATGTGACTCTCGCGACAAGAGAACACCCGACACCCGCATGCGTAAAAACCAAGGCCAATTGACTCGTTCCACACGCACCGTTCGCTCTCGCACTTCTCCGCCGCAGAGAGCAACTCGTCGTAGTGGTCTAGGGCCTTGGGACGCGCAATGGTCCCACGCAGGATGTTCACCCACACGGCTTCGGGGTCGGTGATTACAGCCCTGATCTCGTCCAACGCCTTGCCTACGCACCTCAGGCACTGGCCGTTGTGCAGTTCGTGGGCTGGGTACGGGGTGTTACAGGTTGTGCAGTTCATTGGTCGTTCGGCGTCCACATCTCGCACTTTCCATGATCGGACGCTTCATAAACGAAGCGGTGTTTCGCCGCCGTTGTTCCGTTTGGAGGAAGTTCAGTCGTTATAGGCGCTAGGCACACCGTCTGTCTTACAATGCCACGCACGCCTTTGAGTGCTCCAAAGTGGATGCAATATTTACAACACCGAACAGGATGATCGACTGGAAGAATCTCGTTCACCGTTTTCACCTTGCCGCGTCCGCCGCATTGGCGACAACAGCCAGGCACGCAGAAGTCCACCCATTCCCATCCATCGCCCAGACAGTTCGGGCACTTGCGCCATGTCCATCGCGGTGGACGCCGAACCATGCGCTTAAGCGAACTACTCCCCGCAACGCTGGTGTTCGGTTTACCTGTTGTCTTCATGACAATCAATTTTCACCGGCATTTTGCCAATGATCTCAGCAAGCTTCTCCAGCAACTGCACAGCCTCGTCACGGTCCAGAAACAGCCATATCTTGTTGGCGTTGCGGTCATTCAAACATCTCCCTCGCCTGCTCCCGCGTTACCATCACCGTCTCACCAGTCGGATCGCACTGAAAAGCCTCGTACTCGGCGCAAACAGCGTCAGCAAACGCCTTCGCAGCCTTACGCATCGCTTCTGTTGGCTCGGTCACATCGCCTTCCGAGTCTCCGAATTCCGAGTCCAGATCGGAGACCATGTCATCCAGAGCATTGTCGGCGAGACGTTGGGCGTGACTGGTATGGTCCATGCGCCGGAAAACCAGCACCGTCATCGGCCACTCCATTCTGTCGGCAATCACGTCGAATTCCTCACCAGCATGGCAACAGTTTTCCTCCAACACTCGGTCCACAACATTTTCAACCTCATCTTCCAACCGATCCCACTCGCTCAACCCGTAGTACCGTTCTGATTGCGTCGCGTCGATCATACAGCCTCCATAAACTCTCGCAGGCTGCGGACCACCACGTACGCATGCCCGAGCCTCTCCAGGCGCGCCTTGACGGCTTCCTGCTCGCTGGTGAGCTTGCCGGTGCGGGTCTTACACTCGACCCACAGCACCCGGCCCCCGTCCATCGCGATAACGAAGTCGGGGACGCCGAGTGCGGTGGTTGTGGGGCGATCCATGCGTGAGTGCACGACGTACCATCGGCGCTGGGTGCAGGCGTCCAGGATCTGGTCGTGCAGGTCACGCTCGCGCTCGGTCGATTTGCCGGCGGCCGGCGACGGGCTGAACAGGTGGGGGTTGAGCCTGAGAAACTCCGGGCTGCCGCCTATTATGTCTGATAGTGTTTTCATTCTGTGCTATTCACGAAAGCTTCGGGCGGACTGCCGCCCGTGTTGTTGCCCCGCCCCGCCGCGCCAGGCCATGCCCTGCCTGGCCTTGCCGAAATCTTCTCCCCCTTTCGGGGGAGTGTTGTTGCCAAGCCGCGCCATGCCTTGCCTTGCCCCAGCCCCGCCCCGCCGAAATCTTCTCCCCTCGAGGGGGAGTGTTGTTGCCACGCCCGGCCTGGCCTCGCCAGGCCATGCCTTGCCTCGCCAGGCCCCGCCGAAATCTTCTCCCCTCGAGGGGGAGTGTTGTTGCCGCGCCCATGCCCCGCCTCGCCTCGCCTCGCCAAGCCCGGCCGAGCCGAAATCTTCTCCGGGGTTTGACCCCCGGAGTGTTGTTGCCAAGCCCCGCCATGCCCAGCCTCGCCTCGCCAAGCCCGGCCGAGCCGAAATCTTCTCCCCTCGAGGGGGAGTGTTGGTGCCAAGCCCATGCCCAGCCGCGCCGGGCCTCGCCTGGCCTGGCCTTGCCAAAATCTTCTCCCCTCGAGGGGGAGTGTTGTTGCCGCGCCCATGCCACGCCTCGCCTCGCCTCGCCTCGCCGAGCCGAAATCTTCTCCCCTCGAGGGGGAGTGTTGTTGCCAAGCCCCGCCATGCCCAGCCTAGCCCCGCCTGGCCGCGCCGAAATCTTCTCCCCTCGAGGGGGAGTGTTGGTGCCTCGCCCAGCCACGCACCGCCACGCACCGCCTTGCCAAGCCCGGCCGAGCCAAAAATCACTTGAGCAGTTTGGGTGCATTTTTCTCGACCCACTTGCCGATTGACTGCTCACGCCGCAGCAACACTAGACGCGTGCTGGCGATGCGGAGTGCAGATTCCATTTTGCTCTTGTCAGCGTCTGAGAGGTTGGCGTCTTTGTTGGCCAGCGTCAGAGCACGAATGTTGACCGATCGCCGGGCGTAACGGTTCATCTTGCCCTCGAACATTCTGGCGACACCCTCATGCTCGCTGGCGGCAGGAATGACCCACTGTTCGACCCTCTTTTTCTCGTTCTCCAGGTCGATGGTTTGCGCTCGCAGGTAGTATCCATCCTCGGCTTCCATCGCGGCGCGAAGATCCATCATGCCGAAGGCGAAGTCGGCGGTGTCGCGTTTTGCTGCGAGGAGCTTCTCGAAGAACGGGGTATCCCAGGTTGCTCCGTACCCGTACGTTTCCTGTGCGCGCATGGTTGCGATAGCGACGCGCCACGGTGTTTCCTTGGTTATCTCAGATATGTCGTTTGTCATTTTGATCCTTCCCAAATCTTCTCCCCCTTTCGGGGGAGTGTTGTTGCCCCGCCAGGCCCAGCCGAGCCGAGCCAAGCCAAGCCAAGCCCCGCCCTGCCAAAATCTTCTCCCCTCGAGGGGGAGTGTTGTTGCCTTGCCCATGCCCGGCCGCGCCGGGACTTGCCGCGCCGTGCCCCTCCGCGAAAGCTAACTGCTGCGGACCCGAAGATCCGCAGTGTGTTAGATGTCGCCCAGACTTGCATCGCATTGCCCCACCGCTGCCATTGCTTGCCATTCCAGACCCGACCTTGAAAGCTTCTCCCCCATCGCTGGGGGAGTGTTGTTGCCACGCCCCGCCTCGCCCGGCCATGCCTGGCCCAGCCAGGCCTCGCCGAAAATCACTCGCTCACAGTCTCGACCGTGAACCGCCCGAACTTGGGACGCCAGTCCCCGAGCCCGATCAGCGCCCCGGCATCGACCATCGCCTTCACAAGGTTCTTCTCGTTGATGATGCTCTCATCATATTCAAGAGTGAACGTGAGCAACCACCCGGTCGGAAACATCGGACGAATCCGAATGATGCGCGATTGCTGCACCGCAACCCCCTTGCGCAGCGTGAATCGCGGGTCCTGCTGGAGCTTGCGCTTGTCCCGCGGGCCTTCGTACTCCAGCCTGACTTGAGCATCCGAGCAGAACACCGCGGCCTGCACGTCCTTCCCGATGCGGGACTTCTGCGCTCCGAGTTGGATACACCGCTCGATGTTGTCGGAGGGAATCACAGGGCCGATAGCGTCGTCCCAGTACAGCCCAGCCTCCCACTCCAGCCTGTCACGCTCCTCATAGTCGGAGTCCGTGAGCTTCTTAGAGCCCTTGCTGGTGATCTCCTTGATCCGCCGCACCGTCGGGTTGGTGGGGTCTGCCATGAGCCCGTTGTGCATTACGATCGGCCTGATCCCGGTCCATGTGGTGGCGATGGTTTTCATGTCAGTACCCCACAGCACGCAACACGGCCTGATCCGCCCCGCACCCGGCCAGCGCCTCGGAGATAGCGGTATCCACCCGGTCGAGTTCGGTACGGATCCGTGTCCGTTCCGACAGCAACCGCTCGTACTCGCTCACCTCGCCGTCGAGGATAGCCTTGCCACGCTCCAGATCGTCGCTCTTGTCCCCCTCACCAGTGTTGATCCGGGCCAGGCGACCGATCAGTTCTTGCACGTCGCCCACGCTCGGATTGGCTGTAACTTCATGGTCTATGTTCATCGCTCTGTCTCTTTCTGTTTGTTGTTTTCCCACTACTACCGTTTCCGCAAATCTGCAAAGAACCTCCGCGCCTCGCCCTCGGTCGCGAGGTCGGGATTCGGGTGCCCTTTCTGCCGCATGAAGAACCTCTGGGCAGGCGTCGCCAGCTTGATCTCTTGCCCGCGGAATATGAGATCAATCAGCTTGGACGCGTGCCCGCGGCCGTGGACAGTTGACACGTCCACGTTGGCCCTCCGCAAAATCTTCTCCTGCTTAGGCGTGATTGACTGCGACTCCCAGGGCATGACTGGCTCGTACTCGACCAGGTTCGGCTGGTGCGCCGTCAACGCGAACTCATCTGCACTGATGTACCTGCCGCGCTTCTTGGAGTTGGCTGCTAGCTGCTTGGCCAGCACGTCCTCGCGCTTCTTGGCCGCGTCGGTGTCGAGGGTCTGGAGGTCGAGTTCGCCGTTGCTGTCTCCGCCGGCTGTTCGCTCTGCTGCCATCTCGGTGATGGCCTCGGCTTGCGCGTCCGTGCTGGCAATGAGGTTTGCCGGCCTCGAGATGCTGTGGCGTTCGTGGTGCCAGAGGAAATCGAGCAGCAGCAGGTTCTCCTTCGTCTCGTGCACCCTGGTCCCACGCCCCACCATCTGCGCGTATAGCGGCCTGGATCGCGTCGGACGGAGGACAACGACGCAGTCAATTGCCGGGTCGTCGAACCCTTCTGTGAGCAACATGGCATTGCTCAGCACGTCGAACTCCCATCGGGCGAACCGGTCGAGGATCTCACGGCGGTCGGGTGACATTCCGTCAATGTGCTGTGCCGACAGTCCGGCCCTGCGGCATGCCTCGACGAACTTCTGACTGGTGGCGATCAGGGGGAGGAAAGCCAGGACCCGGCGGAACGATGCGTGCTCGGCAATCGCAGCCGCGATGCGGTAGAGGTACGGCTCGAGCGCGTGGCCCAGTTCGTCCGCGTTGAAATCGCCGGCAACGCTCCCGACCTTTGACAGGTCGATCGGGAGGGGGACGCAGCGCACTGAGATGCGGGACAGATAGCCGTCGTTGATGAGATCGAAGAGCCCGATCTCGGTGGCGACGTTTTCGAAAAACTCTCCCAGGTTGCGCTTGTCCCCACGGTCTGGTGTTGCGGTCACGCCCAGCACTCGCGCGCTTGGGAAATGCCGCAACACCATCTGCCATGAGTCGCTAATAGCATGGTGAGCCTCATCGCAGACGATGAGGTTGAAGTGGTTCGCGGGCCACCGGGCCAGCCGCCTTGTCATGGTCTGGACTGACGCGACAACGACAGGCGCGGACAAGGACGCCGCGAACTCCGCCTTTTCCTTCTGCGCCGCGATCCCAGTGGCTCGACCAAGCTTGTGGATAGCCTGGTCAACCAACTCCTCGCGATGTGCGAGGATGAGTGTTCTCCCCGACTGCCGCGCAGCCAGATGCGCGAACACGATGGTTTTCCCGCCCCCGGTCGGGACTACGATCAGTTGGCGCCTGAACTCGGCCCAGCCGCGTTCGACCGCGTCCACGACATGCTGTTGATATTGACGAAGGTCCATGTCAGAACGGGGTGTCTTCTTCGGCCTGCTCAATGACCCGCGGCGGGAGCTTCTGCTTGTCCGTGTAGAAGATTGCGACCTTGTTCTTCTTCTTTTTCTCGCCCCCGGCCTTGGGGGTGTATTCCTCGGTTGTGATGTGGCACCACCCGCGCAGGCCGATGGGGTTGATCCATCGGACTCGCAGGTTGTCGGCGACGGATCGGCGGAAATCGAACTGCTCGCCCTTGACCAATCGGACGCCGCTCGACTTGAGGAACACGTCGAACTTCCACGCGCATGATGGGTGGTCAATCAGGTTCTCGTACACCGTCGCGCCTTGGCCTGGTACCTCAAGCGCGAGGTCGAGGCTGAACTTGTCGGCACCGGCAGTTTTGCCGCCAGACGAAATGCTGGCGTCAAAGCCGGTGCAGCAGAACACATAGTCCCCGTCCGGGACGATGACGTTACTAATGTTGTCTGAGTCTTGGAATGTAGGCATTGCTGGTATGTGTTAGAACGGTTTCTCTGCTACGAGGCTAACGCTTGGTGACTTGCGCTGTAGCGCGTCGCCGAGTCGTCTTTCCATTTCACGTTCGGCTGGAGCTTTCTTCATGCCGTTGATCGCGGCGTGACGATCGACCAATGCGCTAAACTTCACGTCGCATGCCGCCAAGAACTCGTCCTGCGGCAGACCGGCGACTGCGAACGCGGCCTTGATGTCGGGGATGAACCTGTTGCCCTGGCGCGTCTGGATTTTGAATCCGACGGGCACCTTGCCATCTTTGATAGCCATCTCCTTGGCCCGATGCTCGACGGCCTCGCACCAGTCGGCGAGGTGGCGTGCCATGCGCAGGGCCTTGCCCATCTCCGCGGGATCGTCGATCTGGCTTGAATGGTACTGCTCGAGGTGCCAGTCCTCGCGTCCGTTGGCCACGGCACCGGCCCGAGCGACAAGCGCGGGACATGTGATGCGCGCCCCGCACCAGCCGCAGTAGTCGCAGGGGGTGTAGCCCGCCTCTGGCGCTGTGACGGATTCCTGGATGCGCTGGACGATAGCCTCGGCTGCCTCGCGATCGAACTCGAGAACCTGCACGCGCCGGCTCTCGGTGTACATCAGATGGACCGTGACAGACTCAGCACCGGGCAGACGCTCGAACCGCATGAGGCTGTAGGCTGCCATCTGGGCTGTGTAATCACGCTGCCGGCTTTTGAGGTCGAAGACGTGGTTGCCGCAAACCACGTCCGGCGTGCCCTCGATGCGGGTGAAGTCCGGCCCGACGAAGAAGTCCTTGCGCTCGCATTCGAGCGGATACTCCGACATCGGAGCCTTGAGCCTGACATAATCCGCCGCCCACTGGACGGATTCACGGTCGGAATCGTCCAGTGCTAGGTACTCGTTGGGCGGGTCTGACGTTGGCTCCTGCGTAAGGATGGCATGCAGCGCCGCGTGACGGTTGGTGCCGGCTGAGGTGGCGACGGTGTCGCCGTCGGTGATCCACTTGGGACAGGCGGCGAGCATGGGGAGTGCTGAGGGGCGGAGTTTCATCGCGCACCCCCAGTGATAGCACGAATGAACGAGTCACGCTGTTTGATAATCCTGGTCGCCCGTTGTGGCGTGAGTGCTGACATGTCCTGGCCGGCCGTCAACCACCCCTGCCTGACCATCCAATCCATTGCGGCGGGGCCGTGCTCACCGATAGCGGACTCCAGTTCGCTGATCGTCTCTGGCGCCAGTCCGCTCGCGACAGACGGAGGACGAGCAGGCGAAGGAGATGGTTGCGGTGGCGGTGGCGTGGGGACGGGGGGCGCCGACGGTGCGATTCCTTGCGCCGCCATCGCGGACTCCGTGTCCGGTGCGGACAGCGCCGCGTCGATGACTGTTGCCGGCGGAGTCGTGGCGATCTGCCTGGGAGACTCGACCGATGGGGCAGGGGATGGGGCCAGCCGGATCTCGGTGGCTGAGACAGAGGGGCTGCCGTGGTCCTCGATCTCCTCTGGGGTGTAGATGCCGGCGACGATCTCGGGGGCCATCGTGCGGACCCCATCCGACACCACGCGAGCCCACAGCGTTTGCATCCTCGCCCTTGGGGTAGCCCAGTTCTTCTTGGGCACGCGGCTGCCGTCAGGGTTGGTCTTGTTGCTCCACACAAACGGCTCCTTGCTGCACTCATCCCACGTGAGGGAGAATGTCTGAGTTTCGCCGTCGATGGTGAGACTGATCTCGGCGCGGTCCGGTGTGCGGCTCACGATCTTGTGCTTGCCGCCACGGGCACGGTACTTGGCCAGCATGGCGTCGGCGCGGTCCGAAAGGCGCCCCTCGATGATGTGGTACTCGCGCAGGATCTCTACAGGTGACTTCTTCTCCGCGATGCAGACCATCGCCAGGACCTTGCCCTGCTCGGTGCGGTCGCATCCGAACATGCCGGAGCGTGCGAACATCTCCCCTATCCGGTCGATAGCCTCGACCGGGTTGTTCAACTTGTCGTATAGTTGGATATCCATATCAGATCCTATTGCTCTGCGCGGAATTCCTTGTACGCGTGCTCAACGCGGATGGATGCCTTGGGCGTCGTGGGAAACGCCGCGGTGCGCTTGTAGGTTCTGATACCGTCGATCGTGCCCGCGGACTCAAGCTCGCCGTTGGCGAGCCACGTCGACAGCGCCGAACTCACGAACTTTTTTTCTTTGCCGCTGGCAACGGCCACGGCGGGGGCGCTGAACGGCTCGGGCATGTCGGCGACGATCTGCCGAAGCGCGCCGCGTCCAGATCCCTCTGGGGACTTGCGCCTGGTCGGGGTGGCCTTGGCCACCGGCTCAAGTTCGACTGGTAGCGGTGCCGCTGGGACCGGCGGTGCAGACAGCCGGCAAATTAGGCTGTCGAGTAATGACGCCTGCGCGGTATATACCAGGTTCAGTTTTTCACGCTCACGCGTGAGCTCTTCGATGATGTTCATTTTGTTGGGGGTTGGTGGTTCATGGCCCGAATGAGATCGCGTTCTGCTTGCGCGCGCTCCCGCAGGCACTGGGGACAGGTAAAGGACTGGACAGCAGCAGAAGCGGGTGGGATTCCTGGGCACCCGAGCCAGTCCCAGGTTCTCCCGCACTCGCAGCACTCAGACCATGCTGCCGCGCGGTTGACGAGTGCAGCGCCGCAGCAGATAGCGCCAGCGGTGCCGATTACGATGAGGATCCAAGCAATAAGTAGGCTCATATATTGATAAAGAAAACCCCGCCGCACTCACCGAGAACACGGCGGGGTGGTAACCAGTGTGTTGTCGCCAGGGTTCCCGTCTCTGGCGTTTTGTGGCCGAATGGCCAGATGAATTACCTCAGGTCCGCCTGTGGTGACGGGGACGGCCTGGGGCGGGGTGGGGAAATTCACCGTCGCGCCCTCCGCTCATCGCGATGGAGATCGTGCAGAAGCCCCGCGGACGTGAGCCCGTGTTCATCGCGGTCGATCTGCTCGCGTACCCGCTGCGCAGCGAGCCGGCTGCGGACGCGCAGCATCTTGCCGCGGCTATCTGTTCTGGTAAGTTGGGGCTTCATTTGGTGGAGATTAGTTGCCTCACCGCTTGCTCGATAACCCACGTTACGGGCTGCCGGTTGCGCTCGCAGTAGGAGCGTAGCGCGTCGAGCAAATCCGGGTTCATCCGCAGGTGCACCCGGCCTTTTGTGCGTTTCGTTTTGCGCATCTGTGCCGTGTGTACATGTACGGACAAGTACGCGCAAGAGATTTTTTGTTGCGCGTACGTACAAAACGGCTTAGTGTCCAGTGTTTATGCGGGAAAATAAGCCAAAGAAAACGCGGCAGCAGTATCGGCTTGACCCTGTGCTGGTGGCGGACATGCGCAAGCACGCGCGCGCCACACGATTGACACTGACGGCGATTGTCGAGATTGCGGTTGCGAAATATTTGCAGGACCGCGCCGCCTAGTTTTTTCGAATCCTCATGGGGATTCGGCCCACTACTGCACACGATTACCTTCGCACAATGCTTGTTATATATTTAGTTAGTTACTGACTGAAACGCGGTAACACATATAAGCTATGCAATACAGGATCAAAATCGCGGGCGGGGTGGCATCAATCGAGACGCGGGATGCACGCGGATTCTGGCGGTTCGCCGGGGAATCGCCGTGCCGGATAGTCATCGAGCCTGAATGGATCGCGCCAGAGGATCAGTCCACGATCGAGATCTGCCTATCCACGCGAGTCGATGGCGTGGCCATCCTCGATGCCGATTACAAACGGGGCGGGTTGGTGTAACGAAAAAGTTCTTGCACAAACCCAACGATGGGTTATTGTGCTCACGTCAGGCGGGGATATCCCCCGCAACCATACGGGGGGTGAATCCCGAGAAAGAGACAGCCATGAACGCCAGCAACGCCAGCACCGCCACCACCTCCACCCGGCCGATACGGGTGGCAACCATTCGTTCGGGAAGGCCAGAAGACTCGGGCCGGCGTGCGCGGCTCGCGCTATATCCAGATGGGGACGGGTTCCGTTGGTTCGGGGCAACCCCTGGGGATACCCCCCGGCGGTGCCGGGAAATGGACACTGGTATCAGTGCCTCCGCGGTTGAGGCAGCCTGCGAGGCTGCCCGCCGGGCGTGGGCGGGGTCCGGTTGGGATTTTCGAGCCCGTTGGTAGTCGGGGGGGGGCAGTCCCCTGATCAGTCCCCACTGGGGATTGATCAGGCGAATGTCACCAACCCCCACGGGAGGGTAAAATCCCGAGAAAGAGACAGAACATGAAGACGCTGGAAGAAAGAAAAGCGGAGTCCGCGGCGCTAAGCGCCCGGATCTCCGACCTGTCCCGGGTGTCTTGCGACACCGCCTACCGGGAGGGGTTCCGGTCTCAGGCGCTCGCCCGGGCGATACGGGCCGAGGAAGATAACAAGATCTTCCTTAACGGGGAAGGCGTCCCTGGTGTCCTCGTTGTCGGACTTGGTGCGCTTCCCGAGAAAAAGCGGGATGCGTTCTTCGCGGCTCTGGAAAACGCGAAGGCCAGCGGAAACGGGGCACTTTTGTGCCTCGACGGGTGCTTGGGCGAAATCCGGCCCAACGCCAAACATACGGCGTGGGTGATTGACCTCGAGTCACCCCGCCGCCGGATCATGTTTGGCTGGTACGCCGGTCCCGGGGAACAGCGCTACTGCGGACCGCGGCTCCCAGTAACCAACGGAGGCGCCCATTGGGTTGGGCTGGCGTTCGTTGAGGTCGGACACGAAGCGGGCAAGGAAAAGACCGTTGCCTTCATTCAATCGGCCATGGAGTGCTTGGCCAAGCACGGCCGGACTCCTATGGCCCATCAAGCGTGGGAACGGGCTGAGCGGGAGGCACGCAACACAATGCGGGACTTCGCAGTCAAGGCAATGAATCGGTGCGGCGTGCCATCCTACAACAACCGTTACGTTGGTGGTTGGTCTCCGGCATGCGACAGATGGACAGACCGAGCCGTAGCGCTCGGAAAGAGCGACGACTTGGTTGACCGGCTCACCGCCGAGATCATGGCCGAGCAGACCGCTGCCGATGAGGCGCGGATCATGGCCGAACTGGAAGCCGAGCAGACACGCCTCGCCGCCGAGAAGGCCGAGGCGGAAAAGGCGGCAGCCGCTGAAGCGAAACGCCAGTCGGATATCGCAGCAACATGCCGGGCTACTGGCTGCACCGCCGAGCAATGGGAGGCCATGACGCCCAAGCAGCAGGGCTTGGCTATGCACCGGGCCAGGCTGAATGGGAAACTCAAGCAATGAACACCGCCCAGACCGCCGAGAACGAACGGCGCAAGAATTTAGTGCGCGATTTGGAAATCGCGCTGTACCCCGTGCTGATCCGCCAGCGCGGGTGTGGGAAAAAGACGGTGCGGAAATTCGCCGCCGTTGTGGCGGCAATGGTTGAGGAGGGAATGAGATGAACATCATCAATATGACGCCGCATGTTGTGCGGCTAAACGACGGCCGGGAATTCGCGCCGTCCGGGGCCGTGGCCAGAGTCTCAGCGATGTACTCTGAGTTTGATGAGCGCGGAGTGTGCCGCGCTTCGTTCGGCACGGTCAACGGTTTGCCCAACCCTGTCGAGGGTACGCTCTACATCGTTTCGGGTCAGGTGTCGGCAGCGACCCCTGACCGTCAGGACGTCGTGGCGCCAGCAACCGGGCACCCCGGTTGTGTCCGTCGTGACGGACAGGTATGGAGCGTCCCCGGGTGGGTTAAGTAGAGTTGAGCAGGCGAATGTCGCCTGGCCCTACGGGAGGGCGAAATCCCGAGGAAGAGCAAGACCATGAAGAATAGCCACGCCGCAGCCTCAGCCCTCGGCCGGATCAAGAGTCCGGCCAAAGCAGCAGCCGCCCGCGCCAACGGGAGGAAGGGCGGGAGACCGCGCAAGAGACCGACCCCCGCCAAATGACACACCCCGCTCCGGCGGGGTTCTTTTTTTTCACCACCGTTTGACGGGGCAAAACCGCAGCGTCCACGGCGGCACCCGCTGCCGTCGTGCGCACACCGGGCAGCCGGCGTGCTGGCATCTGGCATCCCAGTAGTAGGTACACCCCCGACAGATCTCCTCGCGTGGCGCCACGGCCCTGGGCGACGGCACCCTCGGCGGGGCAGGGGAGATGACACCATGCCCGGGCACCCAGTAGCCGGTGATGGGCCAGCTAGGCAAGCGGCACCTCCAGCACCAGCGTCCGCCCTGGGACCGGCGTAAGCACCTCCGCGTACTCAGACCCGATCGCGCAGAACGGAGGCCAGGCCACAGCGAAGATCGAGCCCGGCGCATACTCCCCAGGGTCAAGCGTCCCCGCCGTGCGAAACACGCACGTGTACTGCTGCGCGGCCGGCGTCATCTGCTCCCTGATATCACACGAGAAGTTGACGCTCCCGGACCCGTCGCAATCCCGCGTGCCCGCCCCGGCCATCACCTGCCGCTTGACGTAAGCCTGCCGGCAGAACATAGTGCCGATGTTGTAGCCTGTGAACGCGTCACGCCAGTCAGATGGGATCGCGTTGATGATGTCCGCCGAGCCGGTGAAGCGGAAGCTCGATGCCGTGCGAATCGATCCCAAATGGTAGTCGTCCACATCACATAGCCAGTCGTGGGCGCATCCGATAGTCCCCTCAATCGGTTCGCTAGGCGCCGCGGTGTACCAGCCTGAATCGCTGAACACCGTCGTTGCCGGCGGCCCCGAACCGGAGCAGACGTGATACCCCGACGGGGTGGAGCATGGGACCGCACCTCCGCCGCCGTCGCACAGCGTGGACTTGGGAACCGTCATCCCACCGATCCACCGTTGCACCCTCATCTCGATCTCATAGGGCAGCATCACGCGAGTGGTCGTTAGCAGGTTGACAGCGTCAGAGTACAGGTTGAACACCTCGGCTGAGTACCGCGTTGCCGGAAGCGGTCCATGAGATTGCCATGGATCGGCAACGCACTCGTCCTCTGATATGTAGTCTGTCGCAGTCGTTGGCAGCGTAATGAACCCGGACACGGCACCGGCGCTGGCCTGCAAACACAGGCTCTCGAATGTGAAGTCCGCGATGTCGTATCCGGCGTCGTTGCAACCCGTGATGTCCGCCGTGCAACTATTGGTCGCGCTGAACTCCTTGTCGACAAAGCCCTCGCACATTGCCCGGATGTAAAGCTCTGCAAGTGCCATCGGATCATGCCAAGTCGATGAGCCGGCGGCCGGCGACGGCACCAACTTGACCAGCAGCATTGTCGGCATGATAGCCCCGAACACGGAGTCGACCAGAGTGTGCACGCCGCTGGTCAACGCCTGATCGCCGGGGATCGGTGGCGGGTTGTAGCCTGTCCTCTCCCAAACTAGGTAAGACCGCAGAGCGTTTTCATCCGTGCGGAAAGGCTCCGAGGCAATGGTTGGGCCATCCCACGAATCCACATCATTTGCGATTGTGGTTGGGGCGCCGCCTGTTTCGCCGAGCGTGCTTTGCAGGCGCGTGGTGAGCGTGACTTTGACCAGGTTCTTTCCGTCTCGCGTAACGCTCTCAGCCTTGGATATGTCATATGGTTTGCGGTATATCTGCCTCGACTTGTAGAACGCCAGCTTCTCAGCCTCACACGATGGATCGCCAGAGCATGACTTGTCGTTGACGTGCCTGCCGCTGAGGAGCTTCGCGTAGTTGTACCCGCTCAGACTCTCTGACAGCATGTTGCCGAACGTTGCCATGCGTGCCCCATGCGAGATGTGCCAGAGCATCGGAGCGTCTGTGGCTACCTCTGGCGCCATCCATTGACCAGGCTCAAAGAAGTCGTACCAGTCCGCGAATCCAGGCTGCCCGAACGCGTTGGTGTCGTGCGGGGAGTACGGCCTGAAGAACGGGTAGAGCAGCCACTCGTTTGACTCGCTGCCGTCCCCCGGCTCACTGGCGATGGCGTCGGCGATGCCCGAGAACGACTCGCCACGCGGCTCGAAGTAGATTACAGAGCGTTGGTTCGCTCCGACTTCATAGCCAACTATCTGGAGCCTATCTATTATTCGGACAGCCTGTGACCATCGGCGGAACGAATCGAAGAACGCGGAGTCAGACAGGTTTTCGACGGCTGGGAACTCTGTGGCGGAGGACTCCGGCACCAGGCAGCATCGGGAAAACAGGTTGTCCGTGATAGTTCGGCCAAGGTCAGCGGCACCCGGTGTAGCGTCAATCGGCATTGACCATCCCTCCGATGCGTGAGACCAAGAGCCAGTCCCACGGCCCCGGCCGGTAGTCCATCAGTTCGGCAACCTCGACCGTGACCGCGCCCGCGTTGCGGTCCATCGAGAATGACAGGCTCGACGGCGTTGGATGCCATACCATCACAGCCGATGACTTATCATGGCTGATTGATGCGGTCGAGATGACGTGATCCCCGTCCAGGGCCTCGACCATCACAGTATCACGCACAGCACCAGAGACGAGACACGCAGCAAACACGCAGCCGGCATCCGGCGTGAGTACAGGGGAATACCGTGTCGATAGCGTCTGTGTTGGGTAGTGGTCAATGATGCTGTCGCCCATCGTGCTGCCGCGGGCTGGGGCGAGTAGGTACTGCGACGCAAGGAACCGCTGGAACTGCATCGCGTTGCGACACCACGCAGCAGAGGCTCCGGTGATGGTTCTGGCGTTGTGCGCGGCCCCGCGAAACTCGGCCGCGAAGTGCGACATGATCCGCTCGATCCCTCGAGCCCACGTCCGCCGCAACCTCGGCTCTCCGGTGTACGGCCCCTCGACATAGTGCGCCTTGCTGTACTCTGTCACGATGCCGTTGTTGAGTTGGACGATGTAGCTCCAGGGGGTGTCTCCCCACGCGTAGACGTGCGTATCGTACATCCCGGCAACGCTCACGTCCGGCCCATCCTGACATGTGCCGTCGAACGCAATGTCAGGGTATCCATCACGGAGACTCGTGAGATATAGCGCGTAGTTGGGCGGGGCTGGGATATCGTCGGATGTGTCGGGGTCCTCGCACGATATTCCGAGCAGGGGAGGGGATGGGAGGTAGCCACCCCACGCGGCACCCTGCGGTGACCACCAGCGCCAGCGGATTCCCGAGTACTCACGAGCCGCGGTGAACGATGGGCTCGAGATTGCCCCGGATGATGGGTCCCACGCCCCACGCTGTGATTTACCCAGCGCCCAGTAATCACTCGCCGTAGAGCCTCCTGGCGCAATCGGCAGGCCGTTTAACCGCGTGGCCTCAGAGTCCAGCGTGCTGGTCCCAAACGTGTACCCGGGCAGGATCGATCCAGTTTCCGGCGGTGGTGACTCGGCCCCCCATTGCCGGTGAGTCCAGAACTGCGACTGGCTCGTGTCGCCCACGCCGGTCTGCAACGCGAGGTTGCGCCAGTAGTAGCCGATGCGCGGAACACAGTCTGCTATCCCAGATCGAAGCCTTGCATTGATCGCGTTAGAGAGCCCCCCCAGGTGGGAGGACTGGAGGGGCTCCCCGGGTGCGACACGTGGCGAGGTAGGGAAGGTGATCAAGCAGGGGTGCCAACGTCGGACGCGACAAGCTGGATACTGCCAGAAGCAGACGTGAACAGTGCCCCGATCTGCGGGTAACTCCCCGACTGGGCCGGCATCGGAAACACCATGCCCTCTCCAGGGTGTAGCGCGTGATCGACCCCGTATGTCGGGGACGACGAAAGCTTGGCCTTGACAGTGACAATGTCAGTGTCGCTCTTGTTGGTAACGCAGACGAAGTAGCGCTTGGAAACGTCAACGTCCCCCAGGTCGAGAGCTTCCCACGTCGTACCGATTGTCTGGAGCTTCACCCCGGCCGTGTCGCTGCCAGCCTCAGGCGTGACGGTGCAGGTGCTTACCGTGTTCGCAAAAGTCTCAGACGAGAAGCTCGCCGAGAGTTTGAATGTGAGTGTTACAGCATCAGCCATATTATTTTCTCCGTGTCGCTACGGCCGCGGCTTCCAGCCTGGCCTTGGTTTCGGTTCGACTGTTGGGCGCGTTGGCGTCCAAAGCAAGATTGATCCCTTCGAGCATCCCCTCGACCACCGCACGCACGATCGTCGCCGACTCCGCCCGCTGCAAGATCCCGGTGAACATGTCCACGAACGCCAGCCCGCCCGAGATGGCCACTTGCCCTTCATCGCACACAACCTCCGAGATCCCGGCGCGTTCGAGGGCTTGCGCAACCGTCACGCCATCCCACTGGTTGGCGTCCACCATCACCTTCAACCCGCCGACCACCTGGAGCCACTTGCCCCGCTCAATCGGGCGCCCACGCACGTCCGCCGTGCAGGACTCGTAACCGGCCAGCGCCACAACGGCGCGCACCCTCTCCGGCGTCGCAACCTGCTGGAGGGTCGCGCACCCCACCAACAGCCCAAGACTCGCCACAGAGGCTGCCAGCCCCATCAGCGCCGCCGTCACCATCGGACTCAAAATGCTAGTTTTCATCACTCCACCTCCTGCTTCGGGTATGCCGGCCGTACCGGATAGAACGGCCCCGCGGGCCAAATGCCCTGAGTCCAAGCCCTCCACTCATTTAGATCCATCACATGCCGCCCCGGGCGCCCCAACTCCTCCCATGTTACAAGGCCCCAGTACCTGCTCACCACCCGGTACGTCACCGTCGGATGAACACTCACGTCGGCAACCTCATCGCCGGCCTGCGGCTGAACTCTAGGGTCGCGCCAGAACTCCGTCGAGCCAATCGGGGGGACCGCGGGGGGCGACGCCACAGCGCACCACAGCAACGCGCCCAGGATCGCCATCAGAGCAACCGGGGGCACTGTTGGTGGACGCGCATCGCCGGCGCGCAGTGGCAGCTTCACGCTGGCCACGTAGTCGACCAGGAAGGCAAGCATCCGGTACGGAACGGAGTGCATCACACGATCCATCCATGACACCTCGCCCGGCCCCGCGACGCGGCAGAACTCAACAGCGGCCGCCACGAACCGCGCCACACCGGCACCGAACGGTTTCAGCGCCAACCGCAAGGCTCCGATCCATGCCACTGCCGCAGCAACCCACCCGTGCTTAGCGCCCAGCAAATCCAGCAGAGGTTGAATCTCGCTCATCTCTTTGCCTTTCTCATCGCTCTCACTCTCTCTCTCACCGCTTCATTGTAGCACGCCGGCAGGTTCATCTCCCCGCGGCGCGCCAGCGTCGGGCATCCGAATCGTTCAGGGCACAACTCGCACCCCAACGCGCACCATTCCGACTGTCGTTTTCGTCGCCTTGCCATACCGATCCGAAAATCCGCGCAACAATTCCAGCGCACCAACGGCCGCAGTGATGTCATTCCGCAGCTGCGCGTTCTCGTTGCGCAACCGCGTCAACTCGTCACCGTCTCCGGCCACCCTGCACGTCCGGTCTATCGGCGGAGGAGTCGGCGGCCCGGGTATCTCTGCCGGTGTCTCTGGTGGCGTATCAATCGGTATCGTGTCAGGATCTGGTAGTTTCATGCGTCACCAATTCGGAAACGATCCGCCGGCAGTCGGCTTCGATGCCGCGGTGTGATCGGGTGCGTCTGTCCCCTGTCTCTTAGCCCACAGTGACAACCATGTCTTGATCTCTCGGATGTCGGCCTGCATGGCAGCAATGGATGCGATTGACTGCTCGACAGTTCCGATGCGCTTGTCCATCGCCGTCACCCTCACGTCATCCATCGCAACGTGAGCGAGAAACGGCGGCGAACCGAGCCGCTCCGTGTTGTTCAGCCTCTCGTGATCCGACATCACGATTTGCTTGAGGCTGCCAACCTGCACCAGCACGGCGCCGAGCGTGGCAAGGCACACGAGAAACGATGCCACGGCAGCCGCCAATGTTAGACCCTGTTTTCGACTTTCCGGCATCATTGATCCCTTCTCAAGGTTGAATTTCCAACTGATTCGTGCTCACCATCCACTCGGGATGAGCAATCGCGTTAGTGACCATCCCGCTGAATCCGTCCGCCATCGGCCAGAGTTGTTGGATCGCGACCGACACCTCATTTGTTGACCACGTTTCCGGGTCGCCGCGGTTGATGATCCACTCCTTCATTTTGTCGGTGAGCAACTCACCGTCTGATGGATCTGTGACGCGCTTCGAGTACTGCACGCAAACACGCGACAGTGTTCCGTCGGCAGCGTAGTCAAGCAAGATCCGTTTGACCCGGTATTCGACCGGCACGGCGTTGATCGTGGTGCGAAAAACCTGGTCGTCCGCTGGCAGAACAAACAGTGCCGCCGTGATCCCGACCAGTGCGATGAGTGCTAGTTTTAATCTCATTTTGTGTGGTTTAGTTCGCTGAGTATGATATTTCTTTCCACGCCGTACCATCGTAAATGAGCTGCAACGTTGCAGCCCCAGTCACTGTACGTGTCGATGCACCAAGTTCCAGCCCGCTGCCGGTCAGCGTGCCGGCATCCTGCAACACCACAGTCCCGGCGCTGTCGTACATCGTGAGGACAATGATCTGCCCCACGTTTCCGGCGGTGATCGTCGGCGTTGAATTGAGCGTATAGGACGATCCCGCGGCCAACCGGACAAGCCTCGCCGTCGGCGAAATAGTCGTGCTGTCGCTCGAAACCGCAGATGGATCGCAAAATGACTGGGCGTCCACAAATCTCCATCCAGTACTTGTTCCATCAGTATTTACCGCGAGCGCGCTGGACGCATTGCCGCCGGTGAACATGCTCAGACTACCAACCTCAGCGGCGGATGATGGAGATGTGCTCGATGTGTGGATTGTTGCCTGCCCGGCTACTTTTGCCGGTGCCGTCGAGTTGCGAACAACAATACCGCCGTTGTGGTACTCGCTCATGATCTCCCAGGCCGAGCCGTTGTAGCGCAGCCAGACCGTGTCACCGTCCGAGATGGCAACCGATCCCGGGAAATCCGTGGTCGATGTCGCCGGGATGACAACCGTGCCAGCCGATCCCGCCTCGTAGGCTAGGGCCATGATCTGATCTTTGTAGCAGCAGATGTTCGTAATGCTCCGCACCGTTACGGTCCCGCCGCCGCTTGCGATCAGTCGTTGCAATGGCGGGTAGGTCTCCAAGATCGTCGTGGCCGTCACAGTCACGGCGGCGTTCGTCAGAGACAGGTCGATGTGGCCGCCAAACCGAGTACGAGCAACCCTCTGGTCCGACTCTCGCGCCTTCGTCACGCCATCCGTTCCGTGCTGATACGTCATCCTGCCCATCGTGTCGTACATCGCCGTGATCCCGTTGTGTATCACTGTCACCGGGTAATCAGACTGGTCCAGGCCCAGGCTCCAGTACGGATAGGAGCTGGCCGAGTTTTCTGTCAACCGGGCACTGATGCACCCGCTAATATCGGTAGGCGAGTCAATGCCCCACTCGCCCCAGTGAATTGCGGTGTTGATCGTGTGCCCCAACTGCACCGGGATCGTCTGGAACACCGCTGTGCAGTTGGTACTCACTCCACCCAGCGGCTTGCTGTATGTCCAGAAATGGAAAGAGTTACTACTGACACGATCAACAACATAGAACTCATTGGTAATCCATGAGTCGGCAGCAGATGACACGCCGTTGATCTTGAACACGGCATTGCTGAACGCCGTCTGTCCGCTCGCAGCGAAGTTGGTGCAAATGGCCTTCATCTCGTACGCCAAACCAGTCGCGAGCCTGACATCAGAGTTTGTGGCCACCATCTGAAGATTCGTGATGTAGAGGGTGCCGGTAGTGGTCGGAGTGTTGAAGAAACAATTCTTGATCTCGTTCGGGTTGTACGAGTTGAATCCCGGAGTGTCAGCCACGATGATCGGTGCGGCGTACATCGTCTTGCATCCGAAATAACACGAGTCCATTAACACCTGGCAGTTGTTCAGGACGACCTTCGGGTATGACCCAGAGTCCTCGAAATATATGTGATTCAGCGTGCTGTCAAACACGTAGTGCATTCTGATGATCGGGCCTTGGCCGGTCATGACACCACCCCTCCACCGCACCGGCCCGCCTGCTCTGAAATTGCAGGCCCCGTAAGGAGAGTAGCACATGATGACGTCGACGTTGTTGAACTCCATCGTGCTGGCGAATGTCGCCAGCGGCGCCGCATCCGCGATGGTCCATCGAGGGTCCGTGTCGCTGGCAACGTCGACTGCCATGTGGCAGTACTGGATCTTCACGTTGTCCAACGTCATGCCGTAGGTGTAGTCGAATTTGAAGGCGCCAGCAGCGTTGGTCCAGACCCCATAGGGATTCGCCCCCCACGTCGCGTTAGTCGCTGCCAGAAACCCGCGCACGAGCAGATTCTTGAATAGGGATTCTCCAGAACGGCCATGACGGTAAATCGCGCCAAAACGGTACTCGCCAAGATTCACGAACCACCTGTCAGCGTAGTTCGTGCTGGTCCAAGACGAGTACGTCGGAGATACGCAAGTGAAGTCCTGCACCGTCAGAACCGGGCGCCCCTCGTATGTGTATTCGACACCTCCGGAATAAGCCCGCACCCAGTGTTGCAGATTGATGATAGCCGGGCCGTCGGCGTAGGTACCGCCGTACGTTATCCGAGTCGTGTACATCCCGGCGCCCTGGAGCGTCCGGCCCTCCATGTACTCGAGCTCGTATGGATGGTCGATGACCAAAGGCCGCAAGATGAGATAATTGCCGCCGTCGATCTGAGCGATGGCCTTTTCTGCGGCAGCCCCTTCGCACATTGCTTGGAGCTTGTCCCACTCGTCATACGTCAATCGATCGGCATAGCTCGGAGTGGTCGGCGCTGTACCAGTCGCCCCAAACCATTTCGACTCAATCACGTTGAGCGCGCCATCCCGTCGCCACCACCATCCGGGATTCTGGCTCGCATGGTACAGCCCGCCCTTGCCGCGCACGAAGCATGTCAGCTGCGGAGCCGATGTGTCGGAGAACACCGCGGTTGCGGTTGCGGCGTTAGTGCCCGCGGCGATTGTCGATATCGCGTAGGAAAAAGTCGTGGCATTGTTCGTGGCTGCAATCCCGTAAATCACCGTACTGATGTTGTATGCAGCGTTGTCTGCACCTGAGATCGTCACTCTGTCACCGTTCTGGAAATAGTGCCCGTTCTGCGTGACTTTTGCGGTGGCAACTCCAGAGCCGTTGTTCGTCAAGGCAAGCAGCGTCACCGGCCCGTTCGTCAACGCCACAGTGGTCCGAAAATATCCAACATCAGTGCCGGGCTGCACACTGTAAACCCCATTGGTGATCATGCGGGCGGCCAGCACGGCGCCGTTCGTGACGTGCGTGATTGCCACGCGGGCCGGAGAACCAGTGCCGCCGCACACGTCGCGAAGCGTCTCACGGAACCAGTAGCAATACAGGGTCGCGTTGCTGCTGCTCCCAGTCTGATGGACGTAGTAGGCAATATTGGTAGCTGAATCCAAGAACTTGCCTCCGGTATACACGCCGCCTGCGTAGTTGGTCGACTTTACCGCGGTCACTACACCCGCCGACGCAACTACGTGTACGGGGTTGGTGGTGACGTATGTCGTCACGCCAATCAGGTTTGTGCAATAGATATACCCTGTCCCGGTCGTGTAGCCAGATGTTCCGCCGCTCGCCACAGCCCACGCAATCGGCTGCAATCCAATCAGTCCGCCACCGTCGGAGACATCGAAGATCGTGCCCAAACTCCACGATGCCGGCTCGGGTACGAATAGCCCACCCTTACCAGACTCGACCACGAATGCAGGTGCGTTAGTCTGCGCTGTGTATAGGTCTGCAGTCACGTCGAGTTGTTGCGTTGCCAGCTCCAGCACATCGGCTTCGGTGGCGATTTGAGAAAATGTTCCCAGCCGAGATTTGGCCATCAACCTGGCGGCGCCGGCCGAGTTCGTCCCGGCGTACAGCGGTGCCTCGCCGAGGACTGGGGACGGAGCTGCCGGTGTCGGCTCAAATACCAGCACGTTCGTCTTGGATGCCTCTCTCCGAATATAGTCACCCTCCGAAGTGTACGTGTCGCTGAGCCGGGACCGCATCCAGCCCGTTGTCCCGAGCACAGAGAACCCTCCTGCTCCATCCTCCGCCCAAATCGAGCCTTCGGAACCGTAGTCACCCGGAAATGTCCACGGCACCTGGGCTGCCAGGTTCGTGTACGAGCCTAGCGTCAAGGTCGCCCAATTGACAACCGCATTGACAGAGTTGCTGTTAGCTAGCCAGAAGTTACTTGGGATCGTCACCACGCCGGAACCGTTGACACGGATTGCCCCGGTAATGTTCGTTCCCCAGTACGCATTCGTGACGATCAGTTCTGTCAGCAGGTACAATAGCGCATCGTCGGGGACAGTGATCCTGAACTTCTTCGTCACGCCGGCCTGCACGTCGTAGTCGCCAGCGTTCAGGCTGTTGGTGAACCCGCCGTCCGCCGCGGTCGTCACGCGGTTGGTGAACGCGCCAACCACATCCTCGCCCACAACGATCGGGTGTGATAACGGGATGAAGGCCACGCTCCCAACGTAAGCAGACCCGTCAGGCTGCTTGATCGTGCCTGTGATTGTGGCCCCGATCGCCGATGTGCAAAGCAGGAATGTCAGTAGGTATCTCATGCTATCCCCAAAGAGCTTTGGACCCGCCTTTGCTGGTCGCCGTCGCCTCGACCACTGTGCCGTTGACAGTGTGGGACACGCGCACGCCGGGCCCCGCGATGACGCGCAGTGACTTTGCGAAGCGCAACAGGTTGTTGAACCTGCGCTGTCCATGCGTCGCGCCCGGTGTCTCCTTTGGTGGCGTGATCATTTGACTTTGTAGATCAGATCCGTTTCCCAGAAATCAAGCACCCACTCTGTTTGCAGCCTAATCCTGAATTGCCCCATCTCGGATTCTGTTGTCGGAGACTTGAGCCAGCCCCACGTGTAACCATCCGCAAGAGCCGCGTTGCCACCAAAGATGATCTCTGGATTCGCGTTTTGCAATGCCGCAACCCGCCTGTATGTGCGAGTGTACATCGGAAACTGTGAATGCTCGGCAACGATGTCAGCCGCGGAATAGACTCGGCATGCACCGTCGTCCGCAATCTCCCCATCATACTCTGGCCCAACCGTCTTCGTCAGCCGTAGCCTGTAGGTTGGCCAACGCCAACCTTCTGTACCGTGAAGCTTGAGAAAGTAGACGCGTAGGATATCGGGATCAGTGATTGCTGGGCTCGCGTTCGGTAGTGGGTTTTCGATTGCGTCCTTGCACACGCGCAGCTCTTCAAGACCGTCATCGCTCTGGGTGATAGCCACAATGCGAGGGTGCTCGTAGATGTCCTTTTGGTTGTCCTCTCCGACGATCTCCCATGACCACTGAGGATCAGATGCTTGGTCCAGGGTGTCTGGGGTGCGGACAGTGAGCCGATACAGCGGCGCGTTGTTCGGGTCAATCGTGAACTCATCGTATCGCGACAGGTTCGCAATCACACCGTTGACACCGTCAGCGGTCCCCTCCCAGACACGCTCAGTTGTGTTACCGCTACGACTGCGCCAGATGACGGTCGAAATGAGGACTGGATCTGTGCCGGCGACGATAGCACTCATTCCCCGCCCTCCCTGTCAGATGTGTTACGCTCGATGTTCTTGAGGATTCTGGTCTGCGTTCGCGCTTCGACCACCAGCAACGGAGTCGATCCTGAGAACGCACCAACCTGTTGCAGACTGTTTGCCTCGCCGAGCTTGCGCATGGTCCAGCTATAATCGGTGGACGTGACGGATTCTTGAGGCGATTTCGCCTTCAAATCCGCAGGCAGTTCAGGAATCGGAACGGCTGTTGGCTTGCCTCGCACAAACGTCTCATACTTGGCAGCCGCGGCTCTGGCGTCTGCAAGAAACGTCTGCTCGTAGGCGATCGCCTGCGCTCTCTTGTCCGCTTCCTCTGCCGTCATCTGCCCACCAATTACCGCACCAGCAAACCCTATGCGCGCACCAACCCCGGCCGCCATCTTTGCAACTGAAGAACGCGCAGCGTCAAGCGCGTCAACCAACCAAGTCCCGAACGTTGCTGCGGCATTGCCAAGCCCGCTGCGCGCCTTGACACCAAGCTGGTCCATCTTGTCACCGAACTCGTCAAGCTTGCCTATCACATCCTTCTCGATTACGAGCCCGAGCTTCTTTGCTTCATCTCCCATTTCCGCCAGGCCGCTCTTAAACACCGGGATTAGCTCGGTGCCACTCTTGCCTAGCATGTGCGCAACGTACTGCAATTCATTACTGATAGTGCCGGACTTGACGGCGGCTGCCACACCATTGAACATGCGCAAGATGTTGTCAGTTGTCTCACCAGGCATCTGCTTTGCCAGGTACTGGAAGGCGGCTACGAATGTCTCCAGGCTCGATCCGCTCATCTTTGCCGCATAGTCCCACTCCTGGAGCGTATCGGTTGACACCTTGAGCCTTGCCGCCAGGTCGTTGATCGAGCCGGCATAGTCGATGACGCTCTTAGTTGCTGCGGCTATAGCGCCAACACCAAACAGCGCAGCAAGCTGGCCCTTCATCTGCCCGGTCAGCGAGCTGCCAAACTTTGCCGAGACAGACTCTGCCCGCTTCAGCCCGCTCTGAAACTGGCTAGCATCCAGCCCTAGCCTGACCATTATGCTAGCTAGGCCCATCGCGACCTTTCAGCCTATCGATCGAGGCGCTTAGGTTGGCATCCCAGGCCAGCGTAAACTTGCCCTGCCTCTCGCCCTCCACGCCCCACAACGCCCTGGCATACACAAGCCCTGTGTCGCGTGCCTCACGCTCTGTCATTCCGAAGTCAACCATCAGCATGCAGAGCAAACGCCAGTGCTCGGGAGCGTTGAGCCTGCGGGTTTCACCGACCTGCGTCTGGATCTTCGGCGCAAGCGTCTGCCCGATGAGATAGTCTCGAAGCTTCGCCATCTCATCAGGCCACCGGCGCTTGCGATTGGCCAGGCCCCAGAGCCAGAAGAACCACCCAGCCCACCTCGAGCGTAGAGCCTTCCGCGCCTCGCGCTCATTCGGCTGCGCGGCTATGAACGCGAACAACAACAGATCCTCAGTCCGCGGTTCGATGTTGTCGGCGACGAAGTCAACACCATGCTCGATGCAGAGGAACACGTGCCCCAGCGTTAGCGGGTACAGCGGGAGCCCAAGGACCCTGTGATCCGTCAGGCTCTGACTGGTATGTCGGAAGGCTGGGTCCACTATGCCAGCGTAATGCTCTTGTACTTAACGAAGGTGCATGTGCCAGTGCTGGCGTCGTCACTGACAGCCGTAATACTGCCGCCAGTGCACAGCCACTTGCCCCCGCCGGAGTTGAGCGCATCGGATTGTCCGCCCAAAGTCAGGTTCGGGAATCCTGTCAGCGTTGCCGTTGTACCAGCCGCCGCAATGCCGGCAGTAGCAGTGCCAAGGAACGTCACCTGGCATGACATCTCGATCTTCCAGTCAGGCGCAATCACCAGCGTTGAGACTGTGCCATCAACCTTGATCTCCTTCACCTCAGCGCCGGTAAACGTCGCAGTCCACTCGCGCACATCAGCGCCAGCGAACGTGCCCGCAAGCGTTACCTGCGCGCCACCGCCACCGGTGCCGTAGAGCCTTGCTGTCCCGAGTTGTGTCAAACCCATAGTATCAGTCTCCTGTGATGTTGTTAACGAACAGCATGAGCGTCAGAGTTGACACCCAAGAGCGGTCTTGAATCTGGTAGGACTGAGTCATCGGCCTGCACATGTTGACCGCTAGAACCCCAGCCGCAGCCGTTGTGATATCACTAGCAACGCTCTCGGCAACGAACGCATCGCAGACATCGCCGGCATGATCGAGATGGGCATCCTCGCTCGTGTCGTCCGCGTTCTCCCTGATCTGGATTTCAGCCGACGCAATCCAGTTGCCAGTCGCGAATCCAACCTGCTCATGGTCCGCCGTGGCACACTGAACGATGACGGCAGGCAGGACCTTCGTGTCAGCCGTGGCCCCGCGCAGGATCGTCGGCGACCACGAGAACGACAGCCCGTCAAGGTAGGCTTTCAGCGCCTTCTGTGTGCGCAGTGTGATTGCGTTGTAACTGCTCATCTGACAGTGAATCCGGCGTCACCGGCCGTGTTGATTGCGGTGGCCTCGATGTGCTGCAACATCTCCTTCCGCTCGTCCTCGAATGCTTGAGTAAATGAAGCCTGCATGATAGCCTCAGCCTTAGCTGGACCGCCGAGGTTCGGTAGATCTTTTGCGCCAAAGCTGGCAAATGATTCAGCAACTGGATTTATCCCTGGCACGGCCAGATGCGTGTCCACCTTAGCTCGCTTGTGTACTCCAACATTTGCCATCTCGTGCTGATACTGCCCTGCTAGAGCTACCAAAGCCGTGTTCACCGGAACATCCACCCGCTTGGTCTTGCTCTTGCCGTTGATGACGCCGCCGAACTGTGTGAACCTGCCACCGCTGATCCCGCGCAGCATTAGCACAATGACAGCCTTAAGATATCCGACACTACCAATCGCACCTCGCCGCACCTTGGCGGCCGCTTCGCTGAGTAGCTTAGGGATCTCACTCCGCGGCCTGCCGGCACCAATGCCGGGCTTGCCTTGCCTGACCGCTGCCACCATGTTCGCATACCGGTACTGCCGCGAACGCCCCCAACGCTTCCACCCTGGGGACTTCGACCGCGTCACCATGCGCCCACGCTCTTCAATCACCCGGTTCATCTGGTCGCGGACCTGGTTACGCCTGGTCTGCGGATTACGCGGAGGAGTGATGAGTAGCGCCCTCATCTGCACATACTTCATCCGCATGTTGAGAGCATTAGCCAACTCCCTCTTGCTGTTGACCATCCACAGCTTAAGGGCCTTCTGAAACTCAGTCGTGTCAACGCTAACACTCATCGGTTAACGCTCTGGCACTTGAGCCTGACAGATCCAGTATCGTCACCAGTCTGCATCAGGTCGCAGTCAACAACTCGGTAGGACATGGATCGGAATGTGACCTTGGCACCGACAACCAATGCAGAGCCGAACTTGAGTTGGCCATTGACGATGCTGACAGTGCTGTCGGTTGACATGATGTCGGCAAGCGACACGAGGAACACAACGTCAATCACTTCCTCAATGCCGCCGACCATCAGCGTCCTGTCATTGCGGATCGATGACGCAGTGACAGCATAGTCATTGCCGGCAAGGGTGAGGGTGTCGCCGAGCATGCTCGACAGCACCCCCAACCCCTGGGCAAAGCATTGACCTGCGACGCTCACGGAGCGTTGATTTTCAGCCCGTACTTCACGACTACGTTAGTAGTGTACCTTGAGGCGTCGGCATTCTGCCAGCTTGCCAGCCTGATATACCCAGCCCCCTTGCAGTCGATCTCATCGACCGTGACGCTTTCGGTCGCACCGGTTGCGGCGATTGTGATCGTGTGCTTGTTAGCTGTCAGAGTTTCCCAGTTTGAGCCGTCGAGACTGCGCTCGAACGTCAGAACCTGGTTGCCGGTGCCGGATCCCGACAGCTTGAACTGGACTTGCACGCCCACCTTCTTCTGCTTGCGGCAGTCGATGGTGGTTCCGATTGTTGCCGTGCTCGATGCGGTGATGTTGCTGGTGCCGCCGTAGATCGTTTGGGGCGAGTACGTCTGACCGAATGCCAGCAACGACAGGAACGGAATCAGTAGGATGAGTTTCTTCATGGTGCGTTTTGCTTGGTTTCGTATTTGATTTGGATCGCTTGCATTGGCTCCTCGTCGTAGTTGTCGATGGAGACCAGCTTCACATAGCCCGCGCCTTTGGGGTCAACCTCGGCCACGGTGTACACTCCAGTCTTGCCTGTCGCAGTGTTGGTTACTGCTAGCATGCGACTAGCAAGACTCTCGAACGTTGAGCCGTCCACAGATCTCGCGAACGTGAAAACCACGGGCCCATTCGTGCCCGCGTTCTCGAGCTCGAAGTACATGTGGACAGCCCCGATCTTGCTCTTGCCGACGTACATGGTCGCATTCGTTGGCGACACGCTAGACTGAGCTGCAAGAGTCGTTGGCACGTTCGGCATCGTTACCAAAGCCATGCTCTGGGCTTGGCTGGTAACGGCCAGCAGTGCCAACACTGAGAACAGTAAGAGATGCCTCATCGTGAGATCTCCTATTGCGTCAGCCGGCTTACGCCGACTTGATGACGAAGCCCGCAGTCGCGTCGGCCTTGCTCGCGCCGAACATGCACTCATACGACTGCCAGAAGGTCCGAGTCGCGAGACTGAACCATTGATACTGGGCAATCGAGATGCCCACGCCAGGAACCGTGAACGTGGTTTGCGCGAGCGTGTTCCCGGGCACGTTCGGTGCCTCAAGCGGGAGCCCAGCCACCAGGGCAATCGCCTGCGGATTGCAGATGAACCCGCGGACGTTCGTCCCCGCAGAAGTCCAGAGCGTGCTCTCATAGATCGCGTCCCAGCCGAACGCGCTCCAACCGTTCGATCCTGACTCAGTCGGAGTCCGCTGGAAGTAAGACGGGGTGTTGGTAAGCCGTGCGAAGTATTCTCCGTCAAGGATCGCGTTCTTGATCGGAGACTTCTTGAGTTGGCCGCGGCCTGTCGTCATGTCCGCCCAGCCGAACGCCTCGGGAGCCGACACGATCGCGTCGCCAGTGAAGTTCGCCGTGGTGATCGGCGCGGTGGCGAGACCGATCAGAGTGTCTGCCATCACGGCCGCGTTGACCTCCAGCAGGTTCTCCATCCGCATGCCGGAGTTGAGTTCGCCGGTGGTGACGTGGAACCCAACAGACTTACGCGCCATCGTCACAGAGACGACATCGACAGTGCTGTCGCCACTCTCGAAGTTGGTGGCGTTCGTTTGAGCAGTGGCGCCGGCAGTGACGAGCCGCACGACGTGGGTCGCATTCGGCTTGTAGGGATCCATCGAGAAATCCCGCATGAAGGCCGCCAGGGGCGCCCATCGATTCTGGAGCTTCACGACCATGCCGGGCGTCAGGAACGACGTGACCAGAGTGGGAGAGTAGGTGTTGTCGTTGCGCGGGGTGGCCAGGACGAGATCGTCATAGTCCAGCCTGATCGCGTTCCAGCGCTCGTTGACGTTCTGGATCGCGTTGATCTGCTCCAGCCGAGTGCCCAACACGCGGGCGCCGCTGGGTGCGATGGGGGCGTTGACATGCGCAGGATTCAACGCGAGCATGACCTTCATCGATGCCTCATCGTCGAGCCCGGCCTTGGTCCAAAACCCGACTTGGTCAGCAGTGATGCGAGTCTCAGTCAGCGCTTTGTCAACCGACTCTTTCACACGCGCCAACCGAAGCGCGTCGTTCTGTGCCGTGATAGCCGCAAGCTGGGCCTTCATGGCCTCAAGCTCGGCGTTCATTGGGGCGGCGGGAGCCGCCGGGGTAGCGGTTTGGGGGTCCATACTATTTTCGTCCTTTCGTTTTGTCATCCCGGCGGTGCCGGAAATCATATTGAGAATGTGAGTTGGTGCTCTGAGATTTTTGATGTCGACGGCCTGGAGGTTCTTGCTGACATCATGCTCAGACATTTCTCCGAGCCCGAGCTTGCAAGCCTCCTCGCCGGTCAACCACGTCTCGTCCTTCATCGCCTTGCGCCAGTAGGACACGGGCTTTCCTGTCCTCTGCGCGTAGACCTGCGCAATCACATCGTCGTTCTTGCGCAGCATCTCAATCGTCTTCTCCATCGAATCCGCGTTGCCCTGGGCTAGCACCCAAGCCTCATGGATCATGACGATGGCAGCTTTCGGAATGACACACCGGGAGCCGGAAAGCATGAGCACGGAAGCGATCGAAGCCGCATACCCGGTAACATAGCAGGTAACGTTTTCTCGCTCTCGCAAGGCATGATACATCCCGAGCCCGTCAACGATGCTGCCGCCCTGGGAGTTGATTCGGACGCTGATTGGTCTTCCGGCTGGGATTGCTTTGATAGCTTCGCGGAGTGCATTGCTGGTCGTGGTTGTGTCGGAAAAAAATCCATCCCCGATGACGCCATCGATAATTATTTCCGCCGCTGGCTCATCGGTCTCATTCCTGAGCGTGAAGCACAGTCGCGCCTTAGTGTCACAAGTCGTCACCGGGGAAGATGTCACAAAGGTGTTCATGCCTTAATCAGATAGCGGGCTTTGTAGATCGATGTCGGGACGTTCACGAGGAACCACTGCAAACCTATGATATGGTCGAGCGTCATTCCTTCGGGTCCTTGGGCTTGGTGTCTGGGGGAACCACGTCCATCTCATCTTCCTTGCGCGCAGACTCCGCCGAAATCCGCTCCACCTTGTCAGCCTGCACGGTCGAGATCTCAGCCGGGTCGACTCCGTACTTGATTGCGAGATCCCGCACCAGCTTGGCCTCTCGGGCACGCTGCTCCAGGACCTTGCGGTAATCGTCGCCACCCTCGAGACACACACCCTCAAACGTTCGATAGCCGGCAGACAGTTCGTTGATAGTGGCCTGGCTGTTCCGGCCAACGTCCACGTTCACGCTCCTGGGCGGGCGGATGCTCACGCGCCACCAGTCGTCAGGTGCCCCGGCAAGCGCCTTGTCGTAGCGACATGCCCACCCCATCACATACTCGAAGATCCTGATGAGATGAGAGCCTATAACCTCCGACCGAGAGCGGAAGTAGGTGGCAGCTGTGTCAAGATCGGACCGCACAACCGTGCCCTGCATCGAGAACGGACGCACGAGCATCGGTGAGATGCCGACGCCGGCACATATCGCACCGGTCAGATAGTCCCAATATTGCTGAGATACTACACTGGGACGCGTCGGCTGAATCATCTGCAAATCCTCATCGGGCTTGAGATAGGCCGTTTCGCCGCCGAGGATCGAGCGGAAATAGTCATAGCGGTTTTGCGTGACCGCCTGGCCCGCCGTGTTCGTGGTGCTTGTCGCGAACGCCAAGCGCCGTGCAACGCCTGCATCCTGGGCCTCGCCGGCCGCGTTCTTGACAACCTTCGTGACGCTCGCCTGGTCCTTCGCTGCTCTCATTTCGAGCATCTGCAAGTCGTCGAGATCGTGTAACAGATTGAGGACCGGATAGAAGAACGTCAACCCTCTGAACTGCCCCGGACGGCTCGGCTCGTAGATGTGGACGAAGCTATCGGCGGGAATCCACTCCTTCGCAAACTTGGTGTCATCGAACGCGTCGCGGAGCCAATACCCAAGCGGCCTGCCACCAGCGGACATGTCAACCTGCACGCCGTCGATGATTGTCTTCCCCTCCTCACGCTGCTTGTCCGGTGGGGTCTTGACTCTGTGAGACTCGATCAACTGGACGCGTGGGCGCCCACTGTCACCGACCGTCAGCCAAAACCAAGCCTCCCCGTCAACAAACCATGTCCGCGCAGCTAGACTCTGGAGCGTGCCGAAGTTCGCCCGGCTGGCCACGTCGGGGAACTTGCACCACTGGTCCCACCACTCTTGAGCCCTCTGGTTCCATTCCGCGTTGCTGGACGCGCAGACGAACTGCAAACCAGACGGCCCCACAGTGTACTGCTCGAAAAGGTCTGCGAGCCTATTGCATAGCCAGTTATTGGCCTCAAACGATCGAACCTTGCGCGTCAACTCCTCGCGAGTGAACTTGTCCGCGTCAAGCCGCGCATCCTGGACGACATGGTTGATCCAGGACCTGTCACCCCAGCGGGTATAGGCCGCATCGTAGCGGTTCAGGATCTTCGCGATCCGGCTGAGGATTCGAGCTCGAATACTCATCGGTAGCCCGTCCCGGTTGGCAGCCGAACCATAGTGAAGTCTGTCAGCGTGGTAGTCACACGCTGCATCTCATCATCTGCCAGCATCGCATCAAAGATAGCGCTGTCAGCAGTGCTGAGTCCGGCAGAGAGGAGAGAAGCCTTAACCCGATCGTGTAGGTCGATCAGTTGGCTTGAGAGTTCAGCAAGGACCTGCGGCGTGATGTATTGGTCAGTTCCAGGGATCTGGAATGAATAGGACTGCCCGTTGGCGGAAGCCCCAACGACAACCCTGCCGTCCTTGGTCGCGTTGATGACATTGATCCCGAGAGAGAGGAGAACATCGGACAACGCAAGACCGCTATCGACAGCGCTCTTGTAGGCGCTTCGAAGAAAAAGCCGACGGTAGGCCGCGGTTGTCGCCACGCGCCTACCGTCTACCTTATCTCACGAAAATGCTAGATGCCGTGTGTTGCCGTGTTTTGCTATCGCTTGCCACCAGATGCAACAGGAACTGTAAAGCGCTTCGACTGAACAACCTTCAACGGCATCGGGAACGACACCAGCGCTTGCCTGATCTCGTCCGGCGTCGCACGACCACCGAGGATATGCCCGTTTTTCATCGCCGCCCGTACCCACTTCTCGCTCCGCTGGAAGTAGTCAGCGAGATCTTTCACCGTCATCATGCGTTCTGTCATTTGTCCTCCATTGGTATTGATAACAAGCCGAAAAACATAGCAGCCGCAACCTGCTGCACCTCGCAGTCAAACAGATGGTTCGGCCACCGATCGCTGCGCAAGTGCCACTCCCACACTGTGCGCCCGTTGCGCTTGTTCCTCACCTCAGTCTTCACCTCCCCATCCATGTGCCGCCAATACTCAGTGGTAGCCATCGCCTTCGATACCGACCACTCAACCCGCGTGTCCTTCGAACGGGCCGGGTCGCGCATCGCGGACAACACGTCCTTGAAGAAGTCGCCAGAGAACTCGAATAGCGACATGTCAACTTGCCCAGCATCCCCTGTCCCTGAGAATGGATCTATGTTCCTGAGATAGTATGGAAGGTGCTGGCCCTTCTCATCGCGCCACCGCCTCCGACTGGGCATGCCCTTGGCCGGCATCCACCCCAGGCACAGCGGGCGCCTGTCCTTGCCCTGCGGGACAATCGCCCCAAATCTCGCGCAGGTGCGGTAAACCTCCGCGTCATCGCGGGCACCATAGCCAGAGTCTACCACAACCCCAACGTCGTGGACACCGTTGGCAACCTGGATGTCCCGCAGATCCTCCCACGTCTCGCACGATCCAGCCACGATCCCGCAAGATGCCGCAGTGTCCCCAGGCTCCCATTGCCGCACCACATACCAGAAGTGCGGACTCTTCGCCTGGCAATCCACTGTCATTATCCGCCGGCTGCCGGCTCCAGCCTCGCGTGCCATCTCCGTGATGATTTCGACACGCTGCGTCAACGTGTCCTGATTCTCCCACGGCTCGGCAAGTTCGTTCGTGACGAACCCCTTGAGCCCTAGCAGGTTGGTCTTGGCCTGCAAGAACCGCACCGCGATTGCTCCCCATGATGTCTGAGGAGAACAAGAGTAGAGGCTTGGCAGGTGGTAGCTGCGACACCCCGCGGCGCCTGATGCCGTCGGCCGCCACTCGCCAAACCTCACCATCCTCGTCTTCGAGCTGTCGTGGATCTGACTCTGACAGTGCGGGCACGTCGCCACAGTCTGCCTGCTCACCGCGTCCAGATCCCACGTCCCGTCCGGCCGCCGGCACGATGCAGGCCACGAGATGAACGCTGTGTCAGCCTCAGGGAAGATGGTGAACTCCTTGGACCATGCGAGCACAAAGAACTCACCGCAGGCTGGGCATGGGAGGTAGTAACGCCGCTGGTCCCCATTGCGAAACGCCACCCAGACCGCGCCGGACGATATCGTCGGCGTGCTGGTCTTGACCCTCAGCGGCATCGGCTGTGCCTTTGTCCTCGCCTCCAACTGCTCGACCGCCTGCGCTTCCCGCTCAGTCTCGTCCCCCAACTTGTCAACCTCGTCCATCACCACCTTTCTCGCTGGCCTCGAGGATGTATTCGCTGGACTGTGTGAGCCAACGAACGTGAGCAGGCTGCCGCCCAACGCCATCTGCATCGTCGTATAGGTACTGCGTTTGACGTTGCCAATCGGGACACGGCCCCGCAATGGCGCGCTCGCCTCGACCATCGGACGAAACCGCGTGGTCGAGAACGACCGCGCCAACACCTCGTTCGGCATCGCCCAGAGGATTGTCGATGGGTCCTCACACAGCGACCACGCCACCCCCGCCATCACCATCGTCGTCTTGCCTGTCTGAGAACCGAAGCACAGCGCAAGATCCGTCACGCCTGGCGTGTTGAACGCGTCCAGCGGCTCGCGCAGGTACTCGTACCCGGCCCACCCCACCGGCCCCGGACCAGTCGGCGGCGGGATTACCAGATGCTCCGAACACCACTCATGCACCGGCCGGCGGTCCGGCGGCGTGAGCAACTCGCGTTGCAGGATCAAGAGCCGGTTGCGCTGGTCGGGGGTCACTTGATCTCCTCCCTGATGGTCTTGAGTCCGTTGTCTACCCACGATTGAATCTGAGATCTCGCGTGCTCCGGGTCTGTGGGGTTGACCCGGGCAGCGAGTACGGCCGGAGCCGACAACAGCAGATCCCGGACGGGGAGCAGCGTGGACCGGATCATTGCCTCGGCCTCGCCCATCGGCACCAACTCGCGCCGCGCCTCAGCGTTCGCCAGCCGCAGCTTCTCCGCCCGCTCCTGGTCCACCGCTATCCGCGCAGCAGTCTCATCCCCATAGAGCGCATCTATTAGTTCCTTGAGAGTGAAGCCGTCAGTTCCGCCGTGCTTGATGTCAACCCCGTTGCGCAGCAGACCTGACCTCACCGTGGCCGGAGACCTCCCTAGCTCGTTCGCGAATGCTGAGATGGTGAGCTTCACTTGCAGAGCAACGACCACAGCTTGGCTATCAGAGTAAATATCTGTATCGGCTCCTCAGCCGTCGCCTTACCGTCGTAGTCATAGTATATCACCTTGCGTTGTGATATGTCAAGAATTACGTACGCTGTTTTGGCCTGTGTCTGATTTTTGGTGTCCATAAACTTTACTGTTAGACTATGTCATTTTGTGAATTTTTGACTCTCGGGTGCAAAGTGGGCGTTATCGTCACCCGTTCCCGTCGGCCGGTCCAAGGAGACTCCCTAGGCAAAATCTGCCGCTAGGAACTTTTTGCCGTCTCATAGTTTGACACTTTTCCGTCATTTGGGTGGGAACTTTTTGCCTACCGCGCAGAATGCTCCAGAATGCCCCAGGACGCGTCCTGCCTGCTTTCCGCTGTCCTGACACCTTTGAGGCGGTTGGAGGCTGCTGGCGTGGCGTATAGCGCAACGCTGGGGCATCGTTGGTTGGCGCTGTGTGTGCGCTTTGGTGCGCGGACCAGTGGGGGGTGGGGTGCTGGTGGTGCTGGCCATGCTGTGTGCAAGTGTGCAAGCCAGTGTGCAACATCGAAACTAGGGGGATAGGGGGTGTGCAAGCTGTGCAAACATACCACCCCCCCTTAAAGGGGGGTGGGTTTGCACATGCACGTTGCACAGTGTGCAAGGTATGTTTTGCACAGTCGATTTGCACACTTGCACACTTGGCTTTTTTCACGCGTTTTCCCCCCGGATGTAGAGGCCATCACGCTTGGCCAGCCGCCCATCGTCGAAAAGATTTTCGACCACCTTGCAGCACGTTCGCCACTCGACGTCCACCTTGATTGGTGTGTCCTTGCCCGACAGCCAATTAACCATTCTCTCTGATATAGCGCGCTTACTCTCACCGTCAGGCAGGCAGCCGAAGAAGAAGCTCGATCCCTTGCTCAGTATCCCGTCGATCTGCTCGATCTTGCTTTTCGGCTTCTCCTTTTTCTCCTTCGGTGTCTCAATTTCATCCGGTGCGGTAGGCGCCTGGATCTGCTCCCAATAGATCCTGCCTTGGGAGTGACGGAGCCAGACAGTGGACGTTGGCTCCCCAGATGGTTCAGTTGCGCCGGCCCTGCTGCCGCGCTTGGTGAGCATGAGGCGGAATATGCCCTGCTCAGCCTGCTCGAGGATGGCTGTGGCCCTCGTCCAGTTGGTCAACTCTGAAGATCCCAGACCAGCATAGCTATAGTCAGAGGACCGCCAGTGGGCTTTGGCCTTGGGATCTGTGCTCGGCTTCCCCGTGTGATGCACGCAGAGCCATGCCACCCCTGTAGCCTCGCTGATCGGCCCGATCCAGTTGCGAAGGAACTGGCTGCACACCTCCTGCCGGCTAATATCAGCCCCGATGAACGATAGGAGCGGGTCGAGAACAACCAGATCGGGCCTGTGCGCGTCGATCAGTCGGCGGATGGACTGGGTGAAGGCAAACCCCGTGTGCGTCGTGTTGCGCACCGTGAGCAGGTTGGCCCGGAACCTCTCGTGCTCGGCCTCGTTGTTGAATGGGTCGATGCCGAGGCCTGCGACAACCCCCTGGACCATCTCGGCCAGGTCGCCGATATCGTTCTCGGCCTGCACGAGCAGTACCTTCAGCGGGCGGACTGGGGTGATGCCGAATGCTGGGCGGCCGATTGCCCAGCAGGCTGCCATCTGCATTGCTAGGCTCGATTTACCGACGCCGGACGGGCCCACCAGCAGGCAGGATCCGCCGCGGCAGAGCCAACGCTGGCCGATGAGAGTGTTGGGATCGGTCGACGGTACGAACGCGAGGAGATCGTCGATCGTGGAGACCGTCCCGAAGCCCTCGGTCTCGATCTCGCCTTGCCATGCTGACCAGGATTCAGCCCCAGTGTTGAGCGCGAGCAACTCCTGGCGACGGTCGCCGCGGACGCAGAACGGGAGCCGTGACAATCGGCCAGGGTTCTTGTTGGCCGGATCGTTGGCAAATCCCGCGTCTGCTATGTACTGGTACAGAGTCTTGACTCGCTCGTCGTACTCGGCACGGTCTGACGCCTCGACCTTGACCCAGGCGTGGACGCTCTTGCCACCGCTGTAAATGATCGCGGCGCATGGGAGCCTCATGCGCTCGTAGAGCCTCAGCTGCTCAGCCGGAGAGATGCCATCGTCAAATTCGACCAGGGCATGCCGGTACGCTGTCACATCGGCATCTTTAG